GTCTGCCGGATCATCGGCCAGTTTGTGATCACCCAGCCCACCACCTCCGCCAGCGTATTGCCCACCAGCGTGCCGAATTGCGTTATGCTGGCCTGCGCATCCGCTCCGCCAATCCAATCCGTGAATTGGCGCAGCGCCCTGGTTAGTGGCTCCAGCAGCGGTTTGGCAAACGTCAGCCCCAGCGTTTCCACCGTCGATTTCAGCGCGTCCATTGCGCCGGCCATGCCGGCATTCTGCGCGCTGGCCAGATCCGCCGCGGCCCCGCTTTTGTTTACCGCCCCGCTCATTTCAGTGAATCCGGCCGTGCCGGCTTTCAGCAGGATATTGGCCGCGCGGATTGCATCCGTGCCAAATATCGTCTGCAGCGCCTGCGCGCGCTGCTCTTGCGTCAGCTTGCCAGTGGCGCCGCCCAGCTGCGCCAGGATGGATGGCAGAGAATTCATCTGGCCTTTATTGTCGTAGATCTGGATCCCCAGCGTTTTCAGCACTCCGGCCGCGTCTTTGGATGGCGCCTGCAGGCTGATCAGCATGGTTTTTAGGCTGGTGCCGGCGTCCGATCCCTGCAGGCCGGCATTGGCCAGCAGGCTGATAGCAGTCACGGTATCCTGAATTGATACGCCAGCGGTAGCCGCCACCGCGCTGGACATGCGCAGCGCAAATGCCATATCCTGGATGGATCCGCTGCTGGCATTGGCACTGGCCGCCAGCAGATCCGATACCATGCCGGCCTGGTTTCCCTGCAGCCCGTATGCGTTAAGCGCGTTAGCCGCAATGGTGGCCGCCTCCGCCTCTGATATGTTGGCGGCCCTGGCCAGCTGAATTGTGCCGCGCGCGGCCGCGATACTGGCATCCACGGATAGGCCGGCTTTCGCCAGCTCCATCATCCCCTGCGCGGCCTGCACCGCGCTGGTGCCTGGTAACGTGGTGTCTGCACCCAGCTGGATGGCCATATCCGATAGCCGGCCCAGCTGGCCGCTGGTGGCGCCGGTAACGGCGCCCAGCATGGCCAGCGTCTGCTCAAATGTGCTGGCCTGGCCGATGGCGCCGGATATCGCGCCTCCGGCCAGCTTGACTGCGCCGCCAGCCAGCTGCGCGATCCCGATCCCCACGGCCGTGGATATCGCCCCGCCCATGCTGGATCCCAGGCCGGATAGCAGCCCGTGCGCTTTTCCCAGCGCGCGCTCCAGCGGATTGGTGTCTGCGCCAATGCTGGCATATAGGCTGGCTATTTCGCTGCTCATTCTCTGGCCTCCAATCCGCCCCAGTTGCGCGCGGCCTGCTCTGCCGCAATGATCCCGTATACGTCTGCCTCTGCCATTTCGGCGCCGGCCGTTGTGCCGCGGATCCGATCCGCCATGTATGCCACCTCATCAGCCAGCATCCAGCGCCGGAATTTTTCCCACGGCCAGGCTGCGATATCGTCCACATCCACGCCCAGCCGCTCTGCCAGGCGGTATTGATATCGCAGCGCCGGATCCTCTATCAGCCGGCGCCGCCAGCTTTTCCCGTATCCGCGTCCATTGCGCCGATCCGCTGGATGGCCTGCATGATCCGGCCGGCCAGCGATACTGGCAGATCACCCAGCGCCGGCAGATCTGCATCCGTGAATAGCCGCGCGCCGGCCTCATCACATACCATCCACACGATCATGCGTGGCAGTGCCTCTGCATCCGTGGTGGCGCCGGCCCTGGACAATTCCATTACCTGCGCCACCGTTAGCGGCCGGATCCACACCTGCCCGCCCAGCTCTGGAATGTCCACCGGCTGCACCGCTGGCGCGCTGGCCAGCGCCAGGATCTGATCCCGCGATAGGCTGGCCATGTTAGTACGTGGCCGGCGTCCAGGCGGCCTGCAGCTGGAATTCCACCGTGGCGGTATTGATATCGTTAAAGCTGGCATCCCGCGTGCGCTTTTTCACGATGGCCGTGGCGGTGTATTTCGGTTTCCCGCTGGCGGCCGTGTTGCCCTCCGGCCCCCATTCCAGCGTGGCGCTGGTGCCTGGCGTCAGCGCATTCCACACCGTCACGCCATCCACCAGGAAATCCACGGTATACGTGGTTTCCTTCAGCGCCGCCAGATGGCTGGTGTGTGTGTCTGCGCCGGCCGACTTATCCACCAGGCCGATCCCCTCATCGGCTTTTGCCTTACGGTATGTGGTGGATAGCGTTTGACTGTTGAAGTTGATATAGGCGTTATTGCCCAGGTATGTGGCCATGTGTCAGATGCTCCGTGTGATCAGTAGCTGGTTGGCACCCAGGCGGTTTGCAGCTGGAATTCCACCGTGGCCAGCGCCAGATCATTGTATGCCTCATCTTTGGTGCGCTTTTTCACGATGGCCGTGGCGGTGTATTTCGGTTTCCCGCTGGCCGATCCCTCCGGCCCCCAAATCAGCGCCGCGCTGCTGGTGCCTGGCACCAGCGCATCCCAGACGGTGATCCCATCCATCAGGAAATCCACGGTGAAAGTGGTTTCGCGCAGCGCCGCCAGATGGCTGGTGTGTGTGTCTGCGCCGGCCGACTTGTCCACCAGGCCGATGGCCTCATCGCTTTTCGCCTTCCGATAGTACGTATTGATTGCGGTGCCGGCGAATGAAATCACCGCAGCCGATCCCAGATAACTGGCCATGTCCTATATCCTCCGTTTTTACGTCGATTGCGCGCGGATCCGATACAGCGCGCCAGTGATCCAGATCAGCGCGCCGGCCGCGTCCCGTTCCTCCAGCCGCTGATCACTTTCCCGCTGGCATCCCAGATGCGCCCAGCCCGTAGCCGTTAGCGCCTGGCGGTGTAGCGCCGCGCTGATCTGCTCATCGATGGCGCCGGCCGCGGCCTGCGTGGCCGCATACGCGCGGATCCAGTACACCAGCTCCAGCCGATCCACCGGCTCCATATTCACCTGGCCACCACCCTGGTGGCTGAAAATGACGTATGGCAGTGCGGCCCCTTGCGGCGCCTGGCGCGCGTAGATCCGGCTCGAAACCAGCGCCGTTAATCCGGCCGCGGCGCCCAGCTTATTGAACACGGCCACATCTATTGCGCTCATGGATCACATGCGCAGCAGCGCATCCCACGCAGCGCGGAATGCCGGCCGGATCCGCTCTGCAGCTGGCACCAGGTATGGCCGCGCGCCCATATGGCTGGTGCCGAATTCCACCCACGGCGCGTACTCCACATTGGTGGCCACCCACCATAATGCGCGGCGCCGCTCGAAACTGGTTATGCTGGCCTTTAGCGTGCCAGTGTCCACCGGCACGGTGCGTTTGGCCTCTGCCTCCACATCCATTGCCAGCTTGCGGATTATGGCCGTGGCGCGCGTCTGCACCTGCGCCTGCATGCGCTCCAGCTGCACCAGTGAAACCGTCACCGATACATTGGCGCCCATCAGGCCACCACCTCACGCACATCTGCGCGTACGCTGATCCGCCAGGCCACGCCAGCCGATAGCACGGCCTGCACCTCATACGTGCGGCCGGCCACCGTCACCCGATCCCCAGCGCGCAGATCCGTGCCGGCCGGCAGTGTGGCCACCCATTGCGCCACCGCCTGGATCTGGCCGGCCTGCTGGCCCTCTGATCCGCTGATCTGATACTTTGGCATCAGCCGGCCGGCCACCGTTGCGCTGGTGGCCCAGCTTTCAGTCCAGCCGCCTGCGTTATCGCTGGCAGTGGTGCGCCGGCTGATCACCACGGTGTCAGGTAGCGCCAGATCCGCCGTGGTGCGCATGCTGGTGATCTGCGCGCTGGATAGCAGCGTCACGCGTACACCTCTATTCCATACGCGCCGGCGCCCACATCATCTGGCCCCTGGCCCCATTGGCCGGCCCTGGTGCGGTATGCCTCCGCCTGCGCGCGCAGCGCGGCCGCCTGCTGGCTGCGCCGGAATGTGGCATTATCCGTGGTGAAATCGAATTCACGCGCGGTTTTTGTCGCCCACATATCCAGCACATCCGCCGCGGCCGCGTATACGTTGAATGCGTCACCGGTGATCAGCACGCCAGCCGATTGGTGGCTGCTGAATGTCCACCGGCCGCGGATCAGATCCGATCCGGCCGGCGTGATCACGGTATAGGCCGAATTCACCAGCTCCGGCGAATCTTCCCAATCCGTGCGCGTGGCCACCCACACCAGCCAGGTGATAGCGCCGCCTGGCGCCACCGTATCCAGCGGCGCCAGCTCTGCGTATCGTGCCTGGTGGCGGTGCGCGTCCAGCGCCAGCTGCAGATCATCATCCGCCCACACCTGGCTGGCGCCGGCCGGATCTGATACCAGCATGCGCAGCCTGGTAATCAGCGTAGCCATTGTGCTGCGTGCGGCCATTGCGTGTGCCTCCGCCCTGCTCTAGATCTTGGGCAGTTTGTAACAGCGCACCGTGGCGCCAATCGTGCCGCTGGCCGGCGTGAATGTCACCGATAGCGTGCCATCATCCTGAATCACCCGATCACTGGTAAACGGCCCCAGGATCAGGATGGCATTCTGCGCAATGTTGGCGGTAGTCAGCGCGCCCTGGCCGGCATTCTGCGCCGGTGGATTGTCGCCAGCCAGCACCGAAACCACCAGGTTGGCGGCCGCGGTATTTTTGACTTCCAGAATGCACCGGCCGGCGTCTCCGCCGATGGCGGCCGGCAGCGTCACCGCGGCCGTGCCAGTGTCCAGCACATCCGCGGTAGGCTGCGCCGTGGCCACCCCGTTGGCCGTCAGGCTTGTGACGGTGATTGCAGTAGCGTTTGCCATGTTTCGTTTTCCTCCGTTGGATCAGCTCCGGCCGTTAGGTGGGATTGATCGTGAGAACGGCCAGCGCCGCGGCGCGCGTCACCTTGCAGCCGTACGTCATCAGCCCTTTTACGGCCGATCCAAAACGCAATTCCATGTTGTACGCCTGCACGGAATTGATCTGCGCCGCCAGCGTCCAGGCCATCGGATGGCCGGCCGTGATGCGATACTTGATCGGCCCCGCAGCGTATGGCACATTGTTGGATTTCAGCACCTTCATGCCGAGTACGGTGCGGATCTGGCCATTGGCCAGCGTATTCTCCCCAGGCGCCGCGGCCGCGTTGGCCACAAACTTTGAATCCAGCAGCAAATACGCTTCGTACCACGGCGGAATGATCACAAACCGTTGGCCATCATCCGGCACGTTGGCTTCATCCAGCCGCTGGCGCAGCTGCGTGAGATATTCGTACGGTTTGCCGGCCGTGGCCGCGTCGGTTTTCGGTGATCCGGTGGATCCAATCAGGTTTGCGCTGGCCGCATCCGCATACAGCGCCGCAACGTCCTGATCCATTGCATCCCGCAGCGCATAGGCGGCCTCCGCCATTGCGCCATCCATGATCTTTGGATTGGTCTGCGCCTGATCGATGGCGTCCACCTGGAAATTGAAATACTTCTGTTTGTTGATCGTCAGCACGCTCTGCGCGGCCGTGAGTGTCTGCGCCGCGCTCATGTTTGTGTCTTTGGTGTAGTCGCCCACCGTCACGGCGCCAATGGAATTGATTTTCACACTGTCGCCCATGCCGGTGATTTCGCCCTGATAATCACGATTGATCACGCCAGGCTGGCCATACACCAGCGATTTGTGCAGATTGGCCAGCAGCCGTGCCGACCATACCGCAGGAATGAAGTTATCCAATGCCATTTGTTGTGCCTCCGGCCAGCGC